GCAATTGTGACCAGCTACGGCGACATTGATCTTGTTGCCCGTGGTATGGTGGTTGACGCTGGTGAGCTTGCAAAGGCTACAGCCAAACCCGACACAGCCGAAGCAATTGCTTTGGCTTTGCTGAAGAAGTACAACATGACTGCTCCTGTGGTGGTCATTGAAGAAGTCGCACCAGAAGTACCACCAGACACAACAGAGTAACAAGACATGATAGTAAAAGACAGCAACGATCTTCTGAACTTCTTAATAGCACAATCCGAATCAACCAAAAATTGGTTCGGATTTCCTCAACAGAGGATCACAGCAATTGCTCTTGCACATGAAATTGCAAAGTATCATGCTGATAAGATGAGTCCAGATGAAGTTGTTGAATACGCTTTCAATCTGAACGAGTCGATTTACCACAAGATTATCAAAACACGACCATGACAAAACTCACATCTGCCTTTGGCGAAATCTCCAATCTGCGTACTAAGTCTTTTGAGCTTGCAGGATACAACTTCAAGGTTCGTGTTCCGCTGACAAAAGAGCTTGATGCTATGCAAGAGCGCATTGAGAAGTTTGACCAAGCCGAATTCCAAAAACGCTTTGACAAGATGACAGCATCTTTTCGCACTGGCACTTTTGATGGTGTTGTGGTGTCAGAAGATGATGTGGTTGTTGAAGGTCGCTCTACCAAAGAGTTGGTTCAAACCATCTTGCAGATGGAAAACCGAATGGTCGAGTACATCAGGCTGTTGGTTCCTGTGAATGGAACGCTTGATGAAATTACTTACGAAGACATTGAAGCTGAGTGGCCCACTTCCGTTCAGTTGGAAATCCTTGCCAAAATCTCTGAAGCAATTCAGCCCGGTTACAAGGATTCACGAAAAAACTAATATGGGACATTCACCTACAAGCCAGAGCGTTTGTATACGCTCATGGTGGGTGTCCTGACGATGTTCCTGTAGACGATATGCGGAATATTGAGATTATGTTGTCGGATGGTATGTTGGGAAACAAAGCTATCTTGCTGGCTTTGAGTTCCTTGACCACAGGCAACTTAAACTCGAAAATACAGAAGACAACAAGACCGTTTACGATGAAAGATGTTCTTCCATCAACGCACGAATACATTGTCCCGCCGCTGACAAAGGAACAACAGCAAGAGCAAGCCAGCAAGCAGTTGATGGCATTCTTGACTACTAGACCGGGTTCGGAGGCTTACCTGAAAGAGTAGCATGGCTTATGTTCCCGAAAGCAAATCCGTCAAGCTAGAAGGGTTTGCTGAGTTTGAGCAGCAGCTAAAGCAAATG